AAATCATCTTGTGCAGTTTGTTCACAATCATATAATCTCATCTTAGTTCGGTCAACTCCAATCACAAATCTACGATTATAAGTCGGGTCATTGTATCTGTTCTTGAGTTGTTTGACCATTATCTGTCCCAACCCCTCAAGCTCCTCCGTAGTAATAAGAGCGAACATAAGATCAGCAGTGGCAGGAAGACCGAATGACTCGCTTGTATCAGTAAGATCCACATCACTACTAGCAAAGCCAGAGCGAGTCGTCTGAGTAGCGGAGACGATAGGTACATTAGCTTCAACTGCAAGACCCCTGAGCTCTTCAGCAATCGCCTTAATATAGGAATACGAGTTAACATTTGATCCAGCCCTGTAACGTGACGATGCACATATGTTTAAATAATCTATGAATATTATATCAGGTTTAAATGATTTTTTCAAGGCTAATTCATTGAGTAAGGCCTTGAAATGACCTGAGTGTGCAGAGGCAGTGGGATATTCTTTGATAATAAGTGACCCTTGAGTCTTCTTTGCAAGGTTTGTTACCTTACCTTCAAAGATTGGTTTTGGTAAATCAACAATCTCTTGTATGTTTACGTTTAAAAGATTTGCATCAATACGTTCTGCAATCTTTTCTTCTGCCATTTCTAATGTTATGTATAAGACGTTCTTTCCCTCTAAAAGAACAGAACTAGCATGATGACACATAAACAGAGATTTACCAACCCCAGTGCCTGCAAGTGCAATATTGAGCGTCTTGTTTGGAAGACCTCCCTTTGTAATCTTATTAAAGTATTCAAGGTCGAATTGAATTCGACTTTCTTTCCTGTTGTAAAGTTCGTATCTTTCTTCATAGTCCTCTAGGTAATCGTGGCCTACATTACGATTAAAGGAAACTGATAGTGCATCTGATAAGATAGTTGGTATTGCATCTCGATTTTTTTTATCATCCTGTCCATCTGCTATTTTGATTGACTCCATCAAAGCAAGATAGATTGCTCGGTCTCGACACCATTTCTCCGTTGTGTCACTCAACCATTCAAAATCACATTCAATATCTTCCAGTTCATTTATCGTTCCGTATATGTTCTTGACTTCATCTTGTGTGATATCACGCCTGTCTTCAATCTCAATCTGGAGTACTTCTTTCGTTATCAAGCTATTGTACTCTGCAGCATATTTAGTAATATGTTCAAATACAACTCTCTCACTTCTGTCATTGAAGTAATCTGGTTCAATAAAAGGCAATACTTTTCTGAGATATTCTTCGTTGTAAACTAAATTTCTTAGGATAACTTTTTCAATACGATCCATTTAAATATAATGAAAATAAGTAGTCAAGATATATTTTGTACCTGATTTGACTGGTAAACCAGCATGAGGAAATGTCCATAGACTTGGAAAAACTAAAACACTGCCAGTCTTCGGATGAATCATTTTACCATCAACAAACTCTGTTTCTCCTCCAGTAAAATTATCATTGAGATAAACAAGAAAGGCAAGCCATCTTCTTGCAGACGCATAATCAGATACATCAATATGAGTGTCAAATGAATCTCCAACATCATATTTTTTAACACGCATCTCTTCAAATCCATACTTCTGAGGTAGTATGTCATCATAGTATCCTATATCAGTCAGATACTTCATACCTATCTCAGAAAATTTTTGATACAGACCAGTATATTCTGGCAGATTACCTATATTTCTTTGATAAAAATTAGGTCTATGATTTCTTTCAATTCTTTCATTCTCTTCATCTACTAACCTTATCAGTTGTGAACATGTTGACTCTGAAAGAAAGTCATCATAGGTTTCAACGAAATCACTCTCCGTAACTAAATTCTTCATTCGATGCTTCTTCAAGTTTTTCCATCACTTCTTCCGTGAAATACTTTTCTGGATCCTTAAGTATTGCAGAAGGAAATACACTGCTATCACCAACAACGATCCGATTTCCTTTGCGCTCAAAGACTCCATGCTTTTCACCCAACTCCAAAAGTCCGTAATATCTATCGAGTCCACGCTCGTCGTAATAAAGTCTAATTTCAACTTCCTTGTTCTCCTTACTTAAACGTGATTTATGAGTCTTTGCTTTGATAACATTTCCAATGACATCCTTTCCGTCCTTCTCTTTTTTCTTTGAGAGATAGATGATTGTAGATGCTGCGTACTTGAGACCGCTGCCTCCACCCATTTCTTTTGTAGGGAAGTAAGATCCGATAACGTCATAGGTATGATTTGTAACTATTAGTGGAATGTTTGCTTGACCAAGTTTGAGTGTAAGCATACGAAATGCACCTTTCACAAGTTGAGATTTGGTCATGTCTCGAACTTGTTTATCATCAAGTGCATCTTTAATCTCTTTCTCTGTAGAAAGCATACCCAAAGAATCTAAAACAAACATACAAGGTTTGCGATTCTCTTCATCTGTCTTTAAGTATATATCTACGGCCTTCAGTGCCTTGGTTCGGAATTCCTCAATTGTTACGACATTCACAACAACCAACCGTGTCGTATCAATTCCACGAGACTCCAATAATCCTTTATTGACGGCTGCTTCAGTGTCAAAATAGAGACAATACCCATCAGGATTAGTGTCCAAAAAGTTCTTGACAACAGCAAGGGCGAAATAAGTCTTACCAGTACTAGTTTCACCAGCAATGGCAGTGATCTTATTACTAGAAACGCCACCATAAATGGAACCGCTAACCACTGCATTAAAGATGTGTGATCCTGTGTCGATGAATCTTTCTGTTTCATCTATATCTGATGCAATTTTAGTGAAATCATCTCCAATTTCTTTTACTATTTCTTTTAGAAAATCCATAATTATTTTTCAGATTTGTGATAAACTTCAACGTATGCCTCACATTTAGGACAAGTAAATGTTGAGAAAAAATCATACTCAGACTCTTCTCCGTCATTCACATCTTCCATATCAAAATCTGCTCCCCAGATTAATTCTGTACCACAATGCCAACAATTCATTTTATTTTTATTATACTATTTTTATTTCAATTCGTCAAGGTCAAATAGTTATTCCCTTATCTCTTAATATCTTTTTGTAAGGTCCGTCAGGATTATTATCTCTGACATCTTTAACTTCTTTCAAAAGATGATATAATCGAGCATCCCCTCCAAGTGCAAGAGCATTTACGATTGTATCTAAATCTTGATCATTAATAGGTAATTCCATTAGGAAAAAAATAGTTCTAAGTTTACAGTTTTTTCAACATTCCATTCAATAGCATCTAAGATTGCTTTGAGTGGTTCGACAAAACTTTTATCGAATTGTAAATCGTAATCAACATACTTTTCAAGTCCAAGTTCTCTAGGGAAGTCTTGAATGAATGATATTACATTTTCTTGAATGATGTTTGGTTTTTTCAAATAGAGAAACTTTACTTTCTCTCCATTACCGATGAGTGAATATTTATTGTCTAAATTATTCTTCTTAACATAATGATTAAACAATAAAGCACCCCGTATATGTTTAGGAGTTCCCTTTGCATAAACCGTTGAGTGTGCTTTATACTTTTGAACATTTGATGCGGTGCGAGGAAAAGCAATCTCTTCTGGTGGTAATTTTTTGAATTGTTTTCTGGACTCATCAATAAAATCTATCACATCTTCTTCTGTTCCATTCATCATTAACTTGAGTGCATTCTTAATAAGTAAACGACATGGTGCAGGAGTTGATGACTTCACTGCTTCAATACCCATCATCTTAAGATTAGGTTCTTTATATCGAACACCTTCAATATCCCACGCATTGAGAATATATCTTTTCTTTGCAGTCCAGATAGCCTTGTCTGCAATCACCTCTCGTTTCATATTCATTCTTTGGGAATGACAATTGAGATACGAAGCAAGTTCTGAATAACTCTTATCAATAAAAGGTTCAATCTTTTCTTTAGCGAAACTGTCCAATGTGTTGATAATTCTTGTAATATCATATCCCTTTTTAACAGCACTATTAACAAGTCTGTCAAATGTAATGTACACCGAGTCGGTATCAGACGCAAGAACGAAATCTTCTTTAGTAGTCCCACAAACCTTATTGAGATACCGATTAAGAGCAGACTCAATCCAGCGAATAGATAACTGACCACTTGTAGTAATCCCTTCAGCAATGAGAAGATTGTAATACCTAAAGTATGCATTACCGATTGCACCATAAGCAGAGTTGAGTGAAATCTTTTTAGCCATCTGAATG